GCCGTTATGGCAAAGAAAACTGTCCACTCCCAAATGCCTCGATATGGAGATTTCTTCAACCCGCTGCTGTCCGCATTGAAGCAGTTGGGAGGATCCGCCACGATTGATGAGATGAACACAAAGATCGTGGAGTTGATAAATCTCCCCCAGGAGGTGCTCGACGTGCTCCACGATCCGGGGAAGAGCAACGCCACGGAAGTCGAATACCGTCTTGCTTGGGCGAGAACCTATCTTCGGATTTATGGCCTTCTGGAGAATTCATCCCGTGGAGTCTGGTCTCTCACTAAGGCGGCCGACAAAGTGGACGCTGTCGATGTGACAGAGGTGCGACGATTCGTAAACGAACGAGCCAAGAAAAGGGGTAAGCCAGCCCCGACCAATAAGCCCCATCAAGGCGACGAAGACGAAGAAATAGGCAATGAGGATTTTCCAACGGCGAATTGGCGCGAAGAGCTTTTCGGCGTGTTGACCAAGCAGATGGACCCCAGCGCATTTGAGAGGTTGGTCCAGCGCTTGCTTCGGGAAAGCGGCTTCATACAGGTGGAAGTCACGGGACGATCGGGAGATGGTGGGATCGATGGCAAGGGGATTGCGCGAATCAATGGTCTGATGAGTTTCCACGTTGTGTTCCAATGCAAAAGGTATTCTGGAGTCGTTTCGCCAAGCCAAGTTCGGGATTTTAGAGGCTCGATGATCGGCCGGGCAGACAAGGGGCTCTTTATTACGACGGGAACTTTCTCCAAGGAGGCAGCAAAAGAAGCGATCCGGGATGGAGCGCCACCGATTGATCTGCTTGATGGAGATGCTCTGGCGGATAAACTGAAGGAACTCGGACTTGGGATCCGTGTAAAAATGGTTGAAGCCGTAGAAGTTGATGCTGATTGGTTTGCAGGCATCTAACTTAGACTCCTGCGGAAAGCGGGTTGACTTGCATCCACGGGCAAGATGCCCAACCTGATCGAAGACCGCCTTACGTCACTTCTGGCCGAATGGATTGATGCCAACCGCCCCGAGGAGTTTCCGGATTCCGATTCGTTGCCAGTTCATGTCGCCCGCCGCGACGAAATCCGCACCCGCCCGTGTGTGGTTCTAAACGCGTCGGAAGCCAAGCCGATCCCGGCAATGCCGCACACCGCCCGCGTCAAACTCGACGTGCATCTGTTCTCCCAAGTGGACGACACTCCCGCGGAAACGCACGCTGATTGGGCGGGCAAACTGGTGGTATTGCTCAGCGGCAAGTCAGCGATTCAATCGGCGTTGGATTCGGAAACCTTCGTTGTCCATGACCTGCTCGACCGGGAAAGCGTGACGACACCGGACGAAGCGCGGGGAAGGGAATCGGTTCTCAGCTACGAGGCCGTGGTGTCGGCTATCTGACTACGGTTGACACGCCGCACGCGGTCAAATGGCCGCGACTTTCCTTGGCACTACCGGCAACTGGGGCATCCCCCAGGACGAAGCTGGCATCATCATCACCGACCTGTCCTTCGACTACTCCAACCAGGAAAAGGTCGTTCTGGACAAGGGCGGTGAAATCATCGGTCTCGCGCTCTATCAGGAAAAGGCCGAGATCAAGCTCTCCGGACTGGTGAAGAAAACCGGCCCGTTCGCAGGCAAGATCGGTGCGGCTCTCGCGCTCACCAACGCGGTTCCTGCCCACATGCAGGCCAGCGGCGGCACCACGATCATCCAACAGATCAGCCGCTCCCTCAACAACGAGGACTTCGAGAAAATCGACATCACTGCCACCAACTATCCGCTGGTCGTTTCCGGTGGCGGCGGTCCGTGAATCAACTCTTCCAAACTGAGATACCGATATGAACGCAGTCACCCACATTTCATCCACCGCCACCAGCAACACCTGCCTTGCCGCCGCGTTGACGGCAGTTGGCATCCCCCTTGCCGAGAAACCATTCGTCCGCGTTGTCGGCGACGGCATTCGTGGCGAGCGCACCGTTTGGTTCTTTGATCCGCAGAGCGCGGACAATCGCTTTCAAACCAAGGAACTGATCGAAGCGTGGAACGACGACACCTGGCACCTCGCCAACCCGGAGCACCCGTTCGCCTACATCAAGTGCGCCCTGCTCAACCGAGAGCGGCTGGTGGACAAGGTGAAGCAGGACGTGCCTCTCGCCTGCGTGAGACGCCGGGGGAAAATCGCCTTCATCCCGCTCGATGCTTCGCCGCGCACCGAAGACCTGTTCCTCCGCTACCTCTGAGATCCATGAACGACATCGACCGTCAAACCCTTCTATCCACGGCCTTCCACGAGGTGGAAACCATCGTCGCCGGACATGCCATGCGGCCCCTGTCCCTCGCCAGCTACGACGTGTTGCTCCGGACAGACAATCCACTGGTGAAGGGTGAGATGCCCAAGGACGGCACTCCCGAGTTCACTTCGGCGATCATTGGCTTCGTTTTCACCCATTGCGCCCCGTGGCCGGAAGTGGTGCGGGCATCATTCAACGATCAAGTATTCCGCGAATCCGCCCTGATCTTCTGTGGCGGCCTCACCCCGGCGGATTTCCAGGCTGCGTTCAAACGCTTGGAAGAACAGAGCCGGGAACTGGAGGCGGCACAGGTCGAAACCATGGGGGACATCGGCGGAAAAAAGCCCCTCCCTGTGACGAGCCAGGTTTCCTAGCCGCTCAGGTGTTCGCCGTTGCCGCCGAAACAGGTTGGCCCGAGGAAAGGATACTGTTCATGTCGCTGGCTCGGTTGGCGCAATACCAGCACTGCTTGTTGCGGCGGAATGGGGTGAGGACGAATTGGAGTGCATCCGAGGCCGTCGGTCCATCGCTAGGCGAGCAGTTGGATATCCTGCGAGGGCTCTGGACAATAATTGATGAGGCCACCTAGCCATTCCCAGCTTGCCGCGATGAAAGAAATTGACGAACCTCGTTCATCCCAGATGCAATCGAAACCCCGACAGAGCCTGCTTTCCAAACGAGAGTCGCCTCGACGCAAGTGCGCGGGTCTTCATGGCTCTTTCGTGGACCCAACGACTTTACAATAGTCAGATCGATCCCACCTAGGCGAAAATGAAATCCGATATACACAAACCGACAAACATCCTATTCATAAAGCTCGGCGAGAAAGGCTCGTATGAAAAGGATTGCATTGAAGATCGCGGAATCATCAAACTTGGCTATCACGCAATTGATCATTCTGCATGTCTTTCAGGCCAATGGGGAAGCGTAGAGCAGCAGATAGTCGATCTCTACAAAACCTGGCCATCGGCCACCACAAGCCACAAAAATCAAATCAGGAAGTTTTACGAAGAACCAGATTCGACCATGTGGATTTCATTCTATAATGGAAAGCTTTGGTATTGCTACGCCGAGCGTGAAGTTAAAATCAACGCGGATGGAACAAAGGAGCGGAAAACGATTTCTGGATGGAGTGATTCGAATTCCGATGGAGAAAGCCTTTTTATTCAATACCTTAGCGGGCGATTGACGAAAGTTCAAGGATTCAGAGGAACGATTTGTGACGTCAAAGAAAAGGGCTATCTGCTTCATAAGATCAACAATACCCAAAGTTCGGAACTTGTTGCAGTCGAGAAAGATATTCAGAAACTTAAGGGCAGTTTGGAGTTTCTGATTAAAAAGCTGAATCATAGAGACTTCGAGGTCTTCATTGATCTGATATTTCGATCTGCCGCTTGGTCAAGAATTGGAACACTTGGCAAGACCACGAAGACTATCGACATCGAACTGCTAGCTCCTGTCACGAACGAGCGTGCAGTAGTTCAGGTGAAGTCGGAGAGTAATTTGAGCACTTTTCTTGATTACAAAGAGCGGCTAAAAAACATGGGTGATTATGAAAAAATATTCTTTGTGACTCATACGCCAAGCAAAGATTTGCAAGCGTATATTGATCAGAAAATCGAGCAAGATATTCAAATCTGGGATGCTAAAAAGTTGTCCGAGCTTTCTATAAATGCCGGATTAATTGAGTGGATTGTAAATGTCGCTCCATGAATTTTAAGCTCTGGCTTCACGGCGGTGATGCGGACGGGGCAATGCCAATGGAACCGGCGGCGTATCTCTTGGTTTCTGTCGATTGATATGGGTTCGATAGCTATTAGACGAAATAAGGAAATCACCATGAATGGCCAATGTTACCCCAGATCCTTTGATTTGATAGAACAGCTTGTGCTTGCTGCTGAGAAAGAGGTAGATCCTGTGGAGCGATCTAAGTTTGTGGATATTTCGTTGGTGCATGGCGACGTCACGCCCTCGTCCGGAATCGACGAGGGAAAGCGAATCGATCATGCTTGGGTTGAGATTGGGGGATATGTCTTGGATGATGCCACAGGCGAGTGTGCTGGCTTGCCGATAGATGTCTATTACAACAATTACTCTGCAAATCCACGAGTGCGTTACACCTACCCGATGGCGAAGAAACTTTATTTTGAATCTCAGATATACGGCCCGTGGGATACGGATGGAAGAGAGCAACGAGGATTGCCCCCGCTCGATGATTCTGCGGCTGGGGATACTTGAATATGCGCTGCCCGGGGCTTGCTTAGACAAGTTGACTCCACCCCCGGCGCATGAGCGCCCTGACCGTCACCCTTGGAGCCGACATCTCCGCGTTGAGGCGGTCCATGGCGAGCGCGACCCAGCTCGTTTCCGCATCAGCCAAGAAAATGGCGAGTCTCAGCGCGGCCGGACTGAAGATCGGACTCGGTGCCGCTCTCGCTGGTGGTGGCGTGGCACTGGCCGCAGGAATGAAGGCGGTCACCTCAGCCGCAGATTTCGAGCAAACGAAAGTGGCATTCACGACCTTGATCGGCGACGCGGGCAAGGCAGAACAAACCCTCGCGCAACTCCGCGAACTTGGAGCCAAGACGCCATTCGAGTTCCCTGAACTGGCGGATGCCGGCCGCAAGCTCATCGCCTTCGGTGAGGGTTCCGACACGGTTGCCGCGACTCTCGCCCGTATCGGCGACGTGTCGGCGGGCGTTCAGGCACCGGTCAACGAGATCGCCGAACTTTACGGCAAGGCGCGGGTGCAAGGGCGGCTCTTCGCCGAGGACATCAACCAGCTCACCGGTCGGGGTATTCCGATTATAGGCGAGCTGGCCAAGCAATTCGGCGTCTCGGATTCGCAGGTGAAGAAACTCGTCGAAACCGGTCAGGTAGGATTTCCGGCAATCGAGCAAGCATTCATCAACATGACCTCACAGGGCGGGAAGTTCGCGGGCATGATGGAGGCGCAGAGCAAAACCACCTCGGGTTTGTTCTCCACCCTCAAAGACACGATCAACGAAGTGTTCCTCACCCTTGGCACGCCGATCAATGATGCCATCCGCCCCATGGTCGAGCAAGCCATCGCGCTTGCCCAGAAACTCGCCCCACTGGCAGCCGAGGCAGGGAACAAAATCCGCGATGCTTTGCAATACGTGATCACCGTGTTCAAGAGTGGCCAGTTCATCAATCTCGTCGGATCATCGTTGAAACTCGGGTTTGCGATGAGCGTGAATTTCCTGTGGGCCACACTCCGCGCCACCATCGCCGCCGCTGGCCAATACATCGTCGAAATCTTCAAGACAGCCGTCACCTACTTCCAAGTCATCACCACCGCCGACTTCTGGAAGGGCATGGGCAACGCGCTGATCGGAATCTTCCTCAGTGCCATCGGTTTCCTCCAGAAGGGACTCGCCGAAGCACTGGAAATCGCCCGCCCGCTCGCCGAATTGTTTGGGAAGGGTGATGCCATCAACTCAGCCCAGGGAGCCTTGCGTGAATCGGCGGGCGTTCTCGATGCAGAGGCGGCAGGGCGTTACAGTGACGCCGGTGACCAGCTTGGGCCGCTCGCCGCCAAGGTCGGACTCAGGCTGAAGGAAGCGGGGGAAAACATCTCCGCCCGCTTCGGCGACGCATTCTCCAACACCGCCGAGGTCATCGACACGACCGGCCTGCGGGAGAGCATGAACACCGTCCTTGGAAGCATCCGGGAGGCAATTCCAAAGCCAGAGGAGGTCAAGCAAGCGGGAACAGCAGTAGCGAAGATTGCGGCAGTCACCACACCAACAGCGGCCAAACAATCTTCCACGCTCGACCCGATCGTTACCTCACTCGGCAAAGTCGGCGGCGGCGGATATTCGTCCGGCACCCTCGATGCCCAGCGTGAGAACAACAAACTGACCAGCGAAACGAACCGCATCCTCCGCGACATGAGTGAGAGGATGAAACCCGGCACCGGCAAGTTCGTCCCTGCATTCGGTTGACGCCAAGTCCCGGCCAAGATGCCGAGACACGTTTCAATTCAACCGGGCAGGCTCTACCCGCAGCCTGATTACAGCGTTGCCGTAGATCGCGAAGGAAAGTGGACGGCCACTCAGGTCTTCCTCTGCCATCGCAATTCGATCACCCAGGTGATGCCGCGTCCGGGTACGGCGCATCCGGACATCCCGTTCATCTCCGTGGACAATGCCACGGCGCAGGTCAGCGAGGGCGACATCGCCCAGATCACCTGCAATTACGCGGGTACAGATAATTCCAGCAACGACCCCAATAAGACCAGCTACACGCTCGGGCTTTCGCTCTCGGAGGAACCACTGCTTTCCCACAAGAAGTTCCGCGATCTGGAAGAAGACGAGGTAGAGGCATTGCAGGGCATCATCAGCGGCAAGGACAAGGATTCGTCCGGCACTCCATACAAGGACAAGGTGACGAGCGCCCTCGGCAAAAAGGCGCTCGAAAAGATCCAGCGTGGCCAAACCTCCTACTATTCTCCGAAGGTCACTTGGCGGCAAGCCACGGTGAAAAAGGTATCAGCCGCATCATCTGACGTGCGCAAAATCGGCAAGATTGACGAACCGGATGGACGCCAACCATCCCTCGCTGACGGCCGCAACTGGCTCTACAACGGCGTCACTCAGACACAGGAGGGCGGATCCTATCGCATCGAACGCGAATGGATCGCCAGCGACCGGGGCGGATGGGACGAGGACATTTACGACGACTGACCGCCATGCGCCTGCCCCCGAAAAAACGCCCCGGCAATCCGATTCTTGCAAGCGATTGGAACATGCTCATCGACGCACTGGAAGCACGCACCCCGCGGACCGGATCGGGTCTGGAAATGGTTTCATCGTCAGGCGGATTCACCTATCGAGTGCGCAAGTCGGCGGGTTCGGATGAAAGCGCCTCCTGCGGTAATCTGCGGGTGTTCTCAAAAGTGCCCGAAGGACAGACGACCCCGCACCTGTTTGTCGGCGTTGGACAAGTGGGCAATGTCATCATCGGTGAAGACGAGGATCTTGGCTCGCTCGATTCCAACAAAGGGAAGCTGATTCTCGCAAAGGTGACCCTCAACGGCACGGATGGCACCTACGATGCAGAAATCGTTGCCATCGCCGACGCGCCATCACCTACCGCCACCGTGGTGCATTTCCTGTTGGGCGCGGTGAGTGAAGAGGGATCGGTTTCCCAAACCTCCTGCGGACCAATCACGGTCACAGTCTGTCGCAACTGGTATGCGGGCGAAGCACCCTATTTCGGGATGTCCATTTCATGACCTATGGCCGAACCCAACAACGCCTGCGATTGCTGCAACGCACCCCCCTGCGAGGCCCCGATGCTGGAGTATGTTTCCTCGGAAGGGTGGTGCGCGTTTGACTGCGCCTTCTGGGATGGGAATACACTGACCAATTACGCCAACAAGGTCGTCACCCATGGCTACGGACAGCAAACTTCTTACGTCGCTCGAAGGTTAGGGCCTGGGGAGACAATTCCAGCCTTGATCCAACCCGCTGATCCCGAAGATCCCGAGTCGCAGGAGGTGGAGTTGGCACCGGAGCTGGTTGAGGGCGACTGTGTTTTCGAGCAAACCTGTTCCGGGGCCTACACTCAGACCGACACCTCGACTTCCACACCGTGGGGTGATCCGCCACCCGATTGCTCAGCCTACAGCGCCTACATCAACCTCGCGATCACCAACACTTGGACGGGCAGCGGGACCTACGATGAGAACGGCTTCCTGCGGCAAGGGGATGGATGCTCAACGGTTTACTCCGGTAGCGGCAGCTCGAACGCATCCACCAGTGAAGGCAGCTACTCCAACATCGCGACGGTCAACCCAGACGGCTCGGTAGATTGGAGCGGAGGCTACGGGGTCTTTGCCTGCTGCACCGGGGCGGCCTACTCTTCTGCGCCGGTCGCCACGGCGCTGCTGTATTATTGCGACTGCTTCAACAGCTACTGGTATTGCCTCGACGTGGAAACGGAGACGACCTACGCCCCTCCGGTAGGCGAGGGGGGGACGGTATTCTCAAATCCGGTCACCGACTGCGAGGTGGAGCTGCCCGTCTATCCGGCGTGGCCGAATGAGCCTACTACTCCCTACCTACCCGGCCAAGGGTCGGCATCGACGGCGTTCAACAAATACTTGGACTATGGATCGGTCGGAAAACGGAAGATCAATTACCGGCTGAAATTCACACCACCCGGCACCTGCTACCTGAAAGTTTGGTTCAGGAAAACCACCGTCATCGCCGCAGACCCAACTGCTATCCCACCTGTCGAGGCATCCACCACGCACGATGATTCTGAAACCTACGAATGGGCTGGAACCGGGAACCCATGCCTGACCGACACCACCAAGCCCTACTCCGATAACGCGAACCGAGTCTATTCGCCTCCGACCGAGATCCCCGTTCCGCCCACCAAGGGGTCCATCGCGATCAGCATCCTCAAGTATTCCTGCGTCGAAGGCTACGAACCAAACATCGAAGACCCCGACAACAAACAACCCAACGGATTTCCGAATCCCGCTTGGGAGGCCGCACCACCATGAGACTCCGCATCGCAAAAATCCACGAGGCCGCTGTGTCCCGCCCACCGAACTATGTGCAAACCGTATTGGCTCACGGTGTGGTGGATGGGGAGTGGTTGGAAATTTCTGACGAGGCAATGGCTCAGTTGCGTCAGCGATTCAGGCCCACTCCACCGCCAGTTCCAGAGATGGCGGCGAATCTGGCAAGGGCAGCAGCAGACGAGGCAAGGGCAATTTTTTCAGGTGCCCCGGCCGTCCCTCAAGAGTCCATTGCCGCACGCATGGAAACCTGCCGCGCCTGCGAGCATTTCATCCATGATCAGAACCGGTGCGCGTTGTGCGGATGCTTTGCCGCACTCAAGGCCAAGATGCGGTCCCAACATTGCCCAGTCGGAAAATGGTGATCGCGGTTGACAGCGGATCAGGAGCGTGAAGCTCCACGTCGATCTGGAAACCCTGCAACTCATTGAAGGCCCCGGATTCCGCAATCCTGTCACCTCGCTGCGCTTCAAACGTGGTGACGCGGCCCAGCTTGAGGTGACATTCCTCGATGGCGGATCCACTGCCGCCAGTATCGGCAACCCGCTGGCGCTTGAAATCCAGTTTGGGATCAAGCCGCGCAACCGCTACGACATCGGCTATCTGGTCCACGATTCGGTTTGGACGATGCCGGCCATCGACGCGGAGTCGCCCGTCTATCAGTGCTCGCCGAGCTTCAATACGGTGGAACTCGATTCCGCGCTTGGTGTGGGGTCTGCCACCGGCACCGAGCTTTCTGAAATCACATTGATGGGTGAGATCACCTGGCGCGAGGGTATCGGCGAACCGACCAGCACACGCACTTTTCTTGTCATCGTCGAGAACGACGTGAACCGCGGAACGGAAGGCGTGCCATCTTCGGCGGAACCTGCATACCCGGCAGCCACCAGCATCGAACTCAAGACCAACAAGGGTGTGGCGAATGGCTACGCTCCGCTCGATTCAGGCGGCAAGGTGCCCGTCGCCAATCTCCCGGGCGGCATCCTGATCAACCCCGCCATCACCGCACTCACCGGCACCGGCACCGACGCGCTTGCCGCCATCGTTTCCAGCACGCTGCCACTTGATCGGGTGCTCGGGATCGTGGTCGGGGGCACGCTTTCCTTCTACCAACTCCAGTCGGGAACAAACGCTACCGCCTCACCGGGCATCATCCGCCCCAACGATTACCACGCGACCACCAACGCCCGCATCTGGAAACAAATCCTCTGACATCCCATGAAGCCGATTCTTCCCATCCTCCTTTTCTTGACTGGCAGCGTGCTTGCACAAACAACCGCCGTCACCAAGAACCCGAACAACAACCGGATCACGGGCAGTCTTGTGATGGGGGCGAATCAAACCCTCCAATTCGACCCTAATAGTTTTCTCATTCTCAACGGAACACTGCGGACAGGCGGCTCTGGTGCCGATCCCGGCAAGGTTCAAGTCAATAGCAACGGTGCCGTTTTCGGTGGTGTTGAAGCGATGCTAACCGTCCAAGGGCGCAACAACCATGCCGTGATCGCCCGCACCCTCACCCCCTGGGACGGCATCGCATTGGTCGGTTGGAGCAGCAGCGGAGCGGCGGGCGTCAAAGCGGTGCAGGACACCTATTTCACTTCACCGACCCTTACCGCGTGGCGCGACCTCTCACTCGGTGCCACCAGCCTCGAAACTACACCTGGGCTTCTGGTCGCCACATCCGGCGGCATGGCCTGGCAGACCACCACTCAGTCGGCAGTCGAGGTCAAAGTTCTCGGAACAACCAATGCCAAGATCACTTGGAACGGTTTCATCACATCCCGCGACAAGCCAGTGATGCGCTTCCACGGACGACTAACCACTGCCCCCAGCGGCACCTACGGCACCGACTATTCGGCTGGTGATCTTTTCTACAACACCACCGACAGCAAATTCTACTGCCACGACGGTGTCTCGTGGAAGGCGATGTGATCCACGCAATTTGACACGCTCACCCTAACCAACCTACCAACAATGAAACCAACACTGACACTACTGGCCCTGCTCGTCGCAGGGGTTATCAACCTACAAGCTCAAGCTCCTGCAAGCAAGGAAACCACGGCGAAGGAACCCACGGCCAACGAGGCCGCCTGGAATGCTCTTATCGCTTCTCGAACTGAAGCCGGGGTAACAAACCCGGCCCTAGCCGCTGCAACCACCCCTGAAGCCATCGCAATCAAGGAGAAAGTCATGGCGGCGGCCACCATGACCAACACGGAAGCCAGCGCCGTAGGTGTCATCGCCAAGGCCAATGGAGGGGAAGCAGCCTTGCGCGAGGCTTTCAGGGCGATTGCAGCAAGCTCAAAGACCGGCGCTGGTGTTTCGAGGGCACGCGCAGCCGTCAAGCTCTGGGATCGTGACCTGACCGGTTGGACCGATGAGATGCTTGATCTCCGACCGGACCAGGCATCCATGCTCGCCATGAGTCCCGAGGCCACGCCGGAATTTAAACTCCGGGTGTGGAATGTAATCAAGGATCGCAGCGCCCATAACTGCCGGAGCTTGTTCAAGGCCTACCGGGGCACGTTCCCGAAGGCCGTGCAGATTGAGATCACCCAGAAGCAGAAGGACATCCTCCTTGCCCTTCCGACTCGTGACGCCAGAGCCAACTCTTGGTTGGCGGAAATCTCCGCCGACCTGATCGCCCTCCAACTCGACCAGTAAGCCATGAAGCCAGTCCTTTCATTGATGACTATCATCTGCCTGGTCGTTCCAGCGGCGGGGCAGTCGCCGTCACCAGCAAATACTCAGACCGTTGCAGTCGATCCGACCACGAATGATCCGACTGTGAAGGCGCTTACTGCCTTGCTTGAGTCCAAGAAGCGGGCCGCTTATGGGAAGTTTCTTGTTTCCAGCGGGCGATTCGCCGCCCTGGCCGACAAAGAGCTTCTGCTTCGCGTCAAAAGCGAGGCTGACCGCCCGAACTATGGAGGCAATGCTGCGGCCAAGAACAGCAAGAATCTCTGGCTCTCCGTAATCGAAGGCAAGGTGCAGCCACCCCAAATCCAGCGGGGAAAGCCCGGAGGTTGACACACTGCCTTCAGCCATGCGCCACCCTATCGACATCGACTACGTTGCCAAAGCCATCGTCGGCATCGCCTCGCCGGTGTTGGGCGTCATCACGTCGTTTCAAGAACAGGTCGAGTGGCACCTGCGGGTGGCATCACTCTGCGTAGGCTTGGCCGTGGGCGTGATGTCGCTCGTGGCGATGGTGCGGAAGTGGCGGGGCCGGTGAAGAACGTTTGATCGTAATCTCTGAACGCAGCACGGGATGAGTTGTGCCAAGAGGTTTACAGGAAGACTATTTTAGCTTGTTCTGTTTGGTTTAATTAATGACTGGACAAGAGACCAAAGCGCAACCGCAATCATCGCAATATTGAGCACCTCCCAGCGCTCCCGTTCCAAATGAATTCGGATCAGCGGATTAAACAGCAGAGCTATCAGTGCCGCACAGACAGTCAAAGGCATATTCCCTTTCGTGGAGAAGGCCTTCCACGCGATCCACACGAACAAAGGGCATGCCATCCATCTAAGTATCACGTAAAACTCGTAGGCATTATCCTTCCGAAGAGCCACCAGAGCCAGAAGCATGATAAATGATTCGGCTATCCACTGAGATAACGGAAGTTTGCGTATAAATTTCATTGATGTGTCACAAGCCGTTTATAGCTGCGAGGATAATGATTAGCACAAAAAATCCAACCAATACCAAGCAACCTGTGCCTCCTCCAGTCGACTTGCTCGGAGTGCCTCCAGTAGAAGGGGAAGACCGACCACTGCCTCCACCACCACCCGCCATCGCCTTGGCGATCTCCTGATTCCTTGAAATACTACTTGATTGTGCCGTATGGCCCCCCACAGGGGATACCCTCGCAGTAGCCCCTCGGGCTGCATTACTCGATTCCGGTGTCCTCTCCCTTCCTGCAATTCTATCAGCAATTTCTCGGTTTGTGATTGAAGGGCCGCCTCTAGTTCCACCAGCCTTCCCAAGTCTGAACATCGCCTGCTCACTGGTAACATGGCGAATTTGATTCGACTTTGTGATCGTGATTGAAAGATGCGAATAGCTGTTTGTGACGTAGGGGGGATCCATCAATCCTACCACGCTCACCCATCGACCCACCCAGGATCCATTCGGTTGATCGGAAAGAGTGGCCAGACCTTCTGACCAAATCGTGATTTTTACGATGTCGTCCCTCCAATCACCGAAGTTCAGGAACACGTATGGTTTGCCATATTTCGTGTTGGAGGCCTTTACTGCGGTAATTTGGCCAATCAGTTCAACCACATCGCCGACGTGCCGCTCGCAGCCGAAATAGTCATTCGCGCTCAATACCTGATAAGCCCCAACATAGACTGGAGATTTTTGCGCCCCTGCCGCCCGGATGATTGATGCCGGTATATTCCGACCGGCCATAAAGTCTCCTAGGCAAGGAACTGCCCCGCACGTAGCATCGCAGACCCTTGCCAAGTTCCGTACATCCTCCCCAACACCCTGTCGTTCGAGTAGCCTTGCAAACACGGCGGAATTCCCTGGGTTGGCCAAATCATGGGCACGAAAGAGGACTGCACCACCATCTGACTGCGTCTGTCCCCATAGCGAAGGTTCAACATTGAGGGACTTCAACGCTACATGGAGGAGGATGAACGAAAACCGATCCAGATTGGGCCCCCAGTCACCATTCCCTCTTTGTGGGTGTTGAAAGTTCTTCTGACCAAGCTCCGAGGCTCCTGACTGGGCAAGTTCATCGACATACATCCCGTCATAGTCAATTAGTTGAAGTCTCCCCCCAGGCCCAGTCGCCATGACGTTTTCTGGCTGAATGTCTCCGTGAGCAATGCGATTGCTCTCCAAGAACGCCGCTAGATCTGCTAGGGATATTCCGAGTGCCCTCAAAGAATCCGGGGAAGTATGATAGCGTTCCAAGTATTCGCCAAGTGTCACGCCCGACGCCCACTCCATCTTCACGATTGGATACTGAGCCCCAGCAATACGAATGCCGGAGTGCTGAAAATCGAAATCAAGAAAGAAAGGCGAGTTCAATCCTCTCAGTCTTCGTGAAATCGCATCGTATCGTTTTTCAAGGGAGTTGCTTTGCTTGTGGAAGCAGCGAACAGCAAACTTCTTACCACGACCGTTGGTGATTCCGTAGGTCAGAGCAAAACCTCCGCACATGGCCACCGGTAATCCGAAACCGTTGACGGTCACCTTGCCATTCGCAAGGTCGGGATCGCTGAAAGCAACCTGCGGGTGCTGCAGCGCCTCATTGTATTTTTCAAGTGTCGGATAGCTCATCACAATCCGTTAGTTTGAATCCAAGATGAAGCAGGCTAATGTCGTCAGTACGCATCGCATTCGCATCGCATTCGCGCTTCACCAAGGTTGATAATTCGTCAACC